AACAGAAGTGAAGTAGGCGCAATTAAGCCTTGGACTAAAACTACAGCTCCAGCAGGTTACTTATTATGTAACGGTGCAGCCGTATCAAGATCAACCTATGCAGATTTATTTGCTGTAGTTTCTACAACTTATGGATCTGGTGATGGTTCAACAACATTTAACGTTCCTCAATTACAAGGTAAACTGCCACAAGGTTTTGATGGTAATACATATAACTTAGCTGGTACGGGTGGTGCAAATACAGTTACTGTTGCTGTAACTAATAACCAAGCTGCAACAAACGCAACAAATCAATCTGTTACCATAACAGGAAGTATTGACAATACATCTTTAACAACTGCTCAATTGGCTGATCATGGAGATAATCACCTACTTGCAGATGGTGCATCAGGAGGTGGTCCTGGAAATACCGTAAGAGTAACAATGGATCATGAACAAGCTGCTAGGCATCAAGGTTATACGCAAACTAAGGGAAGCCCTCAAAACGTTGCTAAAGCTGGTGGATCAGGTACTGGTCACAATCACTCACATACTTTATCTGGTACATTAACAGGAAATATTACGACAAGTTTAACTGGTGCTGTTACGGCGGCAGGGACAAATTCATTTTCACCTTTTGTGGTGGTAAACTATATTATAAAACACTAGGAGACATTGATGGCTACTGAAATATTAATAAGTTATGGAGAAAAAATCGTAATAGATCAATCTAAGCAATCTACTAATGAGGAATTTACAATTAAATGGGCTGATAAAGGCAATGCTTTTCCTAATTTAGGAAATGATATTCACTATGTTGTTTATAATACACTACCAGGTGGGAATGAAGTTCAAAAAAAAGATCCATCAACTTTAATGATGACTGGAAACACAGCTCTTACTGGCACAAGTAGTGTTGTAGGAAATTCAATAACCGTGCAAAACTTACTTACTTGGGGAGAAACTAGAAAAGGTCAAATTACAACAGCACAAGATGCTTATGAAGCAGCAGTCGCTGATGATGTGGCCAACGGCACAAATAATGCTGATGGAAAAACTTGGATAGATTACGATTCAAATTATTCATAAAAAACCCCTCTTATTTGTAAAACTTTTCTTTTCATTGGTCCTGTTACAGGACACACCTTATGAGCAATATTATTTTTAATAGCTAAAAGAGTATTAGAATAAGGAATACAAGCTAAAGGAAGACCTCTACCTGTATTAACTAAAGTTTCTCCGCCCCAATTATCATCCCAGGTAGGATGAATATAAAAAGAATAATTTAAAGTATAGTTACCATCATTATGCCAATTGATACCTGAAAATTTGTCATATTCGTAATATTGTATATTAATACTTGAGTTTGTTTGATAGGGTATGAATGGACAATTGATTAAAAGATTAATAAATTCTTTAAAAATATTGTCTTCACATGTAATTTCTCCTTTATCTATTGTAGCAATGTGTTGTGCAATTTTCACACTTTTCATAGTAATAGACTTGTTTTTATCTAAAAAAAGATTTTTTTCCCATTCTTTGTGCGAGTTATAAGCTACGTTATATTTATAATTAGATATTTTTTTAAATTGTTCTTTAGGCAAAAAATCATCAATAATAATTGCACAGTCATCGATATTTGCTTTTACATACATTATTTGAAATTTTTTTTCTTCCAAAACATTTTTTTATACCTATCAACCCATTCACTATTTAAAATATTAATAGTTTTTCCATGTAGTTTTTCCATATAAAAACCCGCCCACATTTTAAAAGACTCACGCTTAAAAGGAACTACTTGAACCATAGGCTCTCCTTTTTTAATTAAAAACTGTTCATCTCTTTTTTTTAAAATAAAAGGAAAATTAATTACGTTTACATAATTGTCTGTGTCTACAACTCCTTCAATAATTTTAAATCTTTCCTCTAATCTATTCATCGGATGTATAAATAAACAACTGTAGCCAGGAGGCGTTTTTATTAACCATTTATTTATAAATTTACCTGCGTTTTCTCCTGTAGTTTTATGCCATTCTTTAGGTAACTGTGCTCTGCCATGAAAACCAAAATCTCCCTGTTCTTTATTAGCAGGAGTTACACTAAAATCATTTTCAACAGGATCAATTAAATAGTCTTGATCGAAAGGTATTATATATCCCATCGACATAGAATCTAAAAAAGGCATACATGTTTTAACTGTGGGCAAATGTAAATTACCGTCTGCATGTCTTTTTAATTTTTTATATTCATCAGGAATAACTCTTGAGGCAGGTTTAGGATGTGGCCATATATCAAGCATACCTTCATCCGTAGCACAAAAAGTAATTTTTTTTTCAAACATCTTTATCACCAGAAGATTTTATTACACTAGATATATCAACTTCACGGCTAACTTCAAAATTCATAGCTAAAGTTTTTCTTATTTTATTTGATAAATTAGGTGAAACAGAATGAAGTAAAGAACCACTAAAAAATAAACAAGTTCCATTTTTAGCTTTAATTTTTTTAATATCATTTTTATATTCTCCGTTTTCTTGTTTTTTCTTAAAAGACATAGATGTTCTATTGTGAAATAAAAAAGAAGCATCTGTATCTTCAACATCAACAAAATAAACAAAAGCAATATTTAAACCATGATGGTGTGGAACAGCAAATTCGTTTTTTCCATACCAATTAATCCAACAATCAAAAACATTAATATTTGGAATATCAAAACCTTCTGTTTCTACAAACATTTTTAAAATGTTATTTATTTCTTGTGATAAGTTTTTTAAAGAAGGATATCTAAGATGTGAATCCCAAGCAGTTCTTGTTGCTCTAATATTTGTTTCTTTTTGTGGTGGTTTAGATGATAAATTGTGAACACTATTACTTTCTATATTAATAATAGTATTAATCTCTTTTTTCCAAAAATCATGATTTGGCATCTTAAAACTATAAACCTCTTCTGTAAATAAAGGATGTTTATTAATTGTTACCATTTAATGGTTGAATAAAATTAAAAGACATAGATCTTCTAATTTCTCCTTTTATTTTAGTTTTAAATGGCATAACACAATGTTGATGACACGCTTCAAATATATAAAAATGTCCTACTTTAGGTTCCATCCAAGTCATGTTTGTACCGTTAACATCTGTAAAACCTAATTGTCCGTCTCTAAATTTATGTGGATCTTTTACATCATTAATAAATTCTGGTACTTTTAAAAACATTACGCTAGACCAGCCAGTATTATCATGATGAGTATGAGGAGGATTATATTCTCCTTCTTTCATATCATTTATCCAACAACTTAAAATTTCTAATTTTTTAGTTCCTTTAAATAAATTTATTTTATCTAATGTTTCAATATAGTCATTCATACAATCAACTATGTTTTTAGATATTTTAGTTTTACCAATATGATGTGTAAACTCAAGTTCAGAATCTAATCTTCCTGCCAATCTTGGACCAAAAGAATTAAGGTTTTTTTTATGCTCTTCATATTTATGATTTAAATCATCAATAGCCTCTAAAGGCATATCGTATCTTTTAACCATTCTACCAAAGACGTTTGTTTGTGCTTTCATTCTTTTTTCTGTCTCTTTCATAACATAAATTACGTGTCAAGAAAACAATTATAAAAAGATTACTTGATATATACTGTACACATGTTTAAATTAGATCTCACCC